TTCTGCGCCTTCTCGATGTCGGCCTTGATCTCGGCCCACTTCTCCGCCGCGAACTCGCCCGCCGACTTGTTGGCCGCGGCGGACGCCTTCACTGCGTCCCGGACATCCGAGAGAACCTGCCGCAGCTCATCGCTGGGGCTCTCGGTCCGGGGGTTGATCTCGCGCCCCTCGGGGGCGATGCCGTGCTCAGTCATCGTTTTCGTCCTTCCTCGGGGGTGCCGAGATGTTGATAGCCGCAAGGGCCACGACGGATACGCCCAAAGCGACCGCCAGTTCGTACAGTTCCTGCTCTTCCTGCGCCGCCTGCTTCTCCTGCTTCTCCTCTGCCGCGCGGCGTTCGGCAGAGACCGTGATGCCCTCGAAGGTCGCCTTCTTGTTGGCCGGACGGCCCACGATCGAGACTTCCTGAAGCTCGGCCTCGGTGATCGTCTCGATCCCCGTCTTCGAGTCGAAGGTCCCGTCCGTCGGATTGAATCCGACCGAGAAGGCCCGGAGACCTCCCAGGGAGATCAGAGTCCAGACCTCTCGGCCCAGCTCCGTGTTCGCGATGTCGGCCTCGATCTCGATGCCGTTGTCCGTCCGCTTCACCGATCGGATCGCGCCCGCCTGCCGCCCCCAGTCATGGTTGTACAGGAGCTGCGGGAAGGAGATCAGATCCGGGATCGAGGCGTCGAACGCTTGGGGTAGGACCACCATGTTGAAGCTGTTGAGGTCGTCCGTCGAAGCCATCCCCCGGACCCGCCCCACGATCAGAGCCCGGTCGGGGTCATCATCAGCCAGCCCCGAGAATTCCACCACGCGGGCGGAAAGCTGGTATCGGTCTCTGTCCAGCGTCATCGGTCTTCCCCTCTTCAGGAGACAGCCACTACCACGCAGCGGCAGTTGATGTTCTCCCCCTCATCCGAGAGGGCTCCGGGGTGGGGACCTGTTCCCTCCCCCACTACGAAGTCCGCGTTGGCCTCGACGGTCTGTCCGTCGGCCTCGACGTGCGTCGGGCGGACCAGATCATCCCGGGCCGAGAGCCACTGCTTTCGGAGGCCGGAGGCCAGGATCGCCTGCTCCGCACCCCTGTTCCAGAAGGCCGCGCTCTCCGTGACCGCGATCCGTCGCGCCTGCCATGCCTTCATCCCCTTGAAGTGGGAGCCGATCTCGCGGGTCAGATCCGCGACCGTCGCCCCCTCTGTCGCAAAGTTCTCCGCGAGGATCCCTTCCAGGGCTGCAATCTGGGTCCCCTTGATGCTCCGAATCGAGTTGAGCGATCGCGTCTTGATCCATCTCTGGTTTGACTCCAGGAGGTCGTCAAGATCGACCGGAAGCTCGTCTACAGCCATCCCTGCGCTTGTAAGCATAGTCGATCTGGCGGAGGTTTGCAGCGCCGCCGCCCACTCATCGGTCCGGAAGGCCGCCTCCGTGAGCCTCTGGAGAAGCTCCGCATTCAGCTGGACCCTGGACCGAGCCGCCAGCTCCTCCTTCGCCAGCCTCCGCAGGACCTCTCGCTCGAAGTCGGCGAAGAGAGCCCGTACCGTCCGGAACAGCTTCAGCTCCTTCTGGATCCGGGCCAGATCCAGCTTGGCCCACTTCATCCCCCTGGAGGAGTCGAGCAGCTCAGTCTTCATCTAGTGCCAGCCCCCAGAAGTCAGCGGACGCGCCAGGACGGATCCGACCCATCTGGAGCATCCCCCTCCGGAAGGTCGAAGCCACGACGTGGGTCGGGATCCCCTGGGGAGACATCCAATCCTCCCCGTCGAGCTCCGGGCGGTACTCCAGCCCATGCTCCTCGCAGAATGCCTTCATCGCCAAAGGAGGATCGGCGGACTCCGGGATCTTCGGCCAGACCACGGCGATCGGCACGACGGCCGACAGCTCGTCCTCCCGCTCGGTCTCCTGGCTCTCCTCCGGAGGATCCGGCTCCATCCCCTCCCCATCCTCGGGGACATCCGGCGCGGGCTCGGGCATCTCCGGCTCCTCGGGCTCCGGGTATCCCTCCCTCTGCTGGACGTACTCCGGACCGTAGACGCCAGCCGTGATGTAGACCGCATCCACCTGGGCCTGAGCCATCGCGTCCTTCTGTAGCTCCTCGATCGTCGAGAGATCGAAGAAGACCTCCAGCCAGGACCCACTCGTCGCGTACTGCTGGACCAGGGGCGAGACGTTCAACGCCGCGGCCATCGTGTCGAGCAGGGGACCGAGCGTCTGGTTCCACCAGCTCCGCCTCTGCTCACGCGCCGTGGCGAAGTTCTCCCCAGGGAAGGCCAGGGCGATCCGGGGAGTCCCCATCACCGCCAGGATCTTCCGCTCCACCACCTCGTCCAGCTCGGTCGGCATCACCTCTTTGATCGTGGACTGGACCCGTTCCCACTTCGCCCCGCCTTCGGCGATGTAGGGCTCGTGCCAGCGCCGCCCCATCCTCTTCGTGATCTGGGCCAGGAGCCGCTTGTAGGACCGATCCGTCAGCTCCCCGGGGACCGAGAGGACGCCCCCCAGGACCGCCGCATTGGCGAAGAAGCTGGCGATCCACTTGTCCTGAAGGCTCGCCTGCTGGAGGACGGGCCACAGATCCCTCAGCTTCGAGTGACCGTGGAGGATGTTCTCGGGCCAGGGACCAGGATACCGCCCGTGGACCACTTGGTCCGAACGGAGACGGACCGTGCTTCCGCCGGCCTCGAAGGTATAGCCAGCGATGGGGTCGGTCGGCCTGTTGCTCGGATTGATCGTCACCCGAGCGGAGGACATCGGCCACAGCTCATCCCGACCGTTCTGCCGGTCGATCGTGTTGAAGAACTGTCCGAAGGTTTCGAGCTGCATCCCCGCATCGAGACGCCACTCCGGGCCAGTCATCCTGGGATTGGGTCGGTCGAAGACATCGAGGAGGGGATGGTCCTCCAGGATCTCCACGTCCCCGTTCCGGGAGACCTTCCGGACCTTGATCTCCGCGCGCGTGGCCGCCGTCGCGTTGGCTCGCACACAAGCCGAAGCGATAGGGGCCGCGCCGAAGATCTTGGCGAGGGCGATCTGATTGTGGTCGAATTGCGGGACGCCGTGCCCGGTATCCTGCGCCTTGATCTCTCCGTAGGCGACACCCCACGTCGGATCGGCTAGGGCTACATCGGGGCGGGGTTCCACTCCTCTTCCGAGAAGTCGTCCGATCCATCCTCCGAGAGCCATCGAATCCGCGCCTCCGTCCGGCTGGTGATCCCCCACGCTGCCAGCGCCAGGGCCATCACGTAATCGGTTTCCAGACCCGCGTCGTCCCAGTCGTAATTCACGAGCTGGGAGAGGAGCCGTTGGTCCCGAGGTAGCCGGATCTCCCGTCGCTCCAGGAGTGCCTGGAGGTTCAGGAGGAGAGGGCTCTTGCTCTTCGGCGAGAAGATGAAGGGGTCGAGCACGCTCTCTGGGATGTCCAGGTACTGCGATACTACGTCCCCGAGGCCTGTAGCGTCAATTGTCACCCTGGCGGAGTCGTACCGCTTCCACCGGGCGTCGATCCTCCCAGTCAGGACCGGCCAGGGCTCTCGGTTCCCTCCCCACATCGCCACGACCGGATACGGGGCCTCCGTGGCCCGGAGGGTGATCCCCACGGTCTCGTCCTGCTTCCGGGCCAGATCCCATCCGTCCGAGTACCAGTGGTCCCCCTTCGGCCCCAGATTCAGCTCGGCATTCAGGGAGTCGTCCACGCAGGCGTACACGTGCTCCCGATCGAAGACCGCCGTCCCGATGTCGGAGAAGATGGCCTCGAATTCCTGCCGGAAGAGCCACCGGGGCATCGCCGCACGGGCCTCCTCGATCTCCTCCTCCGAGACCAGGGGGTTCGCCGTCGAGACAAAGGAATGGGTCTGCCAGAGGTTGGGGGCCTCGATCTCGTTCTCCGCCAGACGACGGAAGCCGACGCCCTTCGCCTTCCCGACGAACCCGGCGCGCCCTCCCAGCTCTCCGAGGGCTGGACGGACAGACTCCAGCCAGACCGGGTAGCTGATCAGCTGCGTCTCGTCGAAGACGGCCATCCGGTAGCCGTATCCCTCCCCGGGACCCTCTTCTCCCAGGGAGAAGGCCATCATCCGAGCGCCCCACTCTGTCTGTATCAGGCGGGGAGACTGGGTGGCTCGGACGATCGACCCGGGGCCGAACAGCTCATTGTCTACCAGACTGGACCAGAGGCGGCTCCAAACGATGTCCGTCTTCGTCCGGTTCTGCGCGAAGATCCCGATG